AGTTCCCGCCGCTTCGTTAGCCGCGCCGAACTTTGTCAATGACACTACGCTTTGTGGCGTTGGTGCTACTCCTGATCAAGTTGGATCGACTGAATATCAGTTCCAGCTTCAGACCCTCCGGGGTGCTGGTCCTCGCGTTTGCGTGAAAACCTCCCGCACCGCTTTCAAGGGTTCCTATCTTCAGGCCCAGATTTCGCTTGAGAAGACTATTCTCCAGCTTATCAACGCTGATATCCGCTATCAATATCTTCTTCAGTCCGGTCTGAAATATGTGTCGAACTCGACCCAGACTTTCAGCCAGAATCTCACGGGTGATATGCAGGCAATCAACACTCCTTTTGCGTTGGTTCAGCCTGACTCTCCCATGAATTTCAAGACTCTTTACAAAATCGGCACTTTCATGCGTGAAGAGATGCTTGCCGAACCCTTCGCTACTCGCGATGGTGAATTCTTCCAAGTTATGGCTAGTGCTGATGCCATCGAGAACTTCCGTAACGATGCTGATGTTAAGGAAGATTTGGTTGCTCTCACTACTGGTTCCTTCAAATTGGGCGAAAACTCGATCTCCGGTTATCAGTTTATGGGTTATCGTGGCTTCGCTTTCGGTATCGACCAGCAACCGCTTCGCACCAATGATGGTGTGATCACCGCCGCTGGACCCACGCAAGGCACTATTGCTCCAATCAACCCGATTGTGGCGACTGCTGTTGTGAATGGTTTCGGTCAACGCCGCAATCCCGCTTGGGTTGCCGCTCAATACGAAGTCATGTTTGTGATCGCTGGCGAGGCTTTCAAGCGTCTCGTTCCAGAGTCCTACACCGGAGAAGGAACTTTCCGTTTCGCCCCGCAACTCGCTATGGGTGAACTTGAATGGACCTATTTCCGCGACAACGATTGCAATCTCTATGGTGACTTTGGTCAGCACATCTACCAGATTCAACGAGCAATTCAGCCGATTCGTCCACAGAATGTGTGCGCTATCCTGTATAAGCGTTGCCCGTATGATGGTCTGCCCCTTCCTTGCTCGACCTCTGTTGGTGGTCTGTAAGTGAATTGAATCAGAGGGGAGCAGGAATCTGCCTGCTCCCCTTCATTCAGTTTATTTAAATCATGTCACCTATTCCTCCGACTCTGGATACTGCTACTTTTGAGCAGTTAGTATTGGAAGCATTTTCCGAACTTAACGGAATTGATTACAGCAAGCCAATCTTGGATACTGCTGAATATCGTCATCGTGTGTTGTATGCATTGCAATATTTAGCAATGCATGGTGGTGGTGGAGGAGGTTCAACCGGAGCAACTGGAGCAACCGGACCCTCTGGTGGTCCTACAGGTGCAACAGGTGCAACAGGTGTGGCTGGAGATACAGGAGCAACTGGTGCTACAGGAATAGAAGGTGCTAGTGGAGCAACTGGTGCAACGGGGTTAGGGGCGACTGGTGCAACCGGAATTCAAGGAAATCAAGGCTTAACTGGCGCAACTGGTCAAATTGGTCTTCCGGGGCAAAATGGATCGGCATGGTATAACGGAGATGGAACTCCAGAATCTGTAATTGTTGATCCAGTAAATATTGGTGATTATTATTTAAATAATCTAAATAAAGATTATTATGAATATAAGGAATCTGGTGGCGGGGGATCATTACCAATTCCCACTAGCGGATTAATTGCTCGTTTTAATGCAGATTTTGGAATAACTGCTAGTGGCAATAATATTACATCGTGGACTGATCAAGAAAACGGGATCGTTGCAACCGCAACAAATTTCCCGCAACTAATTACAAATGCATACAATGGAAGAACATCTGTAGGACTTAACGGTTTAAACACATATTTTACTTTTCAACTTCCATCTCCTCTAATAAGTGGAGTTGCTAGGTCTTTTGTTATTATTGGAAAATATAATAATCCAAATGGACGAGGACAAGAAGGATTTTTAAATTCAAGACTCCCAAGTGATTTGGGATATATTTTTAAACAAGCTAGTAGCTTTAGACCAAACTATTTCAACGACAGTTCACAGTTATCTGGACCGGATGGAATGCCGCTTAATCAGTATCACATTACTACCGTGGTACATGATGTCACATCTCTTTTGCGAATTAACAATGGTAATCCGACTAATTTCACAACAGGAAATGCTGGTAACCCCAATCAAGTCGATCAACTTATAATTGGTGGAAGAAATATTAATAGCGAAATAATGCTTGGTGAAATTGTTGAATTGCTTATTTATGATCGAGCATTAACGATTCCAGAAATTGAAGAATTAGAAACATATTTTGCAGGAACTTCTACTGTTGCATGGGAGTTAGTGGGGAATTTAGCAGGAGATGATGGTGCAACTGGTGCAACAGGAGTTGCTGGCGTTGATGGTGCAACTGGTGCTAGTGGAGTTTTGCCACCCGGATCAGAACTTGTTTACGGTGAATATTATTTAAATACTCCAGATACCAACATAGTTCTTGGAACAGGAACAGGAATTCTGCCTTGGGTTAATGTATCCTCTGCAAATATTTTATCTGGCGAAATATCATCTGATGTATCTCATTCTTCAGGATTATTTACAATTGCTTCAAAGCCAATCGAAATATTTTATGAATTCATAGCAACAATTGGTTGTGAAAAGGGTGAGACAACATCAAATGGAATTGACATTGGTTTGTCTATCAATGGAGTTGACCCAGTAAACGGATTTTTCACAACAGTCAGAAGTGCTGATTTCTCAACCACAGCAAGAGAATTAACTGTTAGTGGGTTCTTTTCTCTACCAGCAAATCAAGCAAACACAATTCAGATTAAAGTAAGGCAAAATGGCGGCGGGGCGACTGGAACTAATAGCATTGATTTCGATACATTAAATTTAAGTTTTAGAAGCATAAATGCTATCATTCAAGGACCGACTGGTGCAATAGGTGCAACTGGCGCAACTGGTGCAGACGGGACAGGAACCGCTTATTACGGACAAGTTTCTAAAATCGATAGCGGAACAATTAATATCGTTACTGCTGGAACCTATCAATCGACTGGATTAACAGCAACTCTGGACTCTGAAAGTTTTGGAATCGGCCTTGGAACAACAGATACTTTTGCAGTCAAAAATACTTCTGGCTTGCCGCAACTATTCAAAATCTACGGATCGGCAGATATTCAATCTGGAAATAATCAAGTTTTAGGCATTAAATTAGCCCTGAATGGAACCCCGATTGATAATACAGAATGCAATGCTCCAACAGGAACGGGTAATGGTAACTTTGCAAAACTGATAACTAACTGGATGATCGAACTGCAACCGAATGACGAAGTTGCATTGTTTGTTACCGACAAAACTACCGCAGGAACCATCACGCTTCTGCGAGGCAGACTGGTTGCATCAACCGTTGGAAGACAAGGTGAAATTGGCGCGACCGGAGCAGTTGGTGCAACCGGAGCAGTTGGCTTGACTGGTGATAATGGCGCAACTGGCGCAACAGGTCTTACAGGAAGCACAGGAGCAACAGGTCCAACATCAATTCAAAGCATTCAATTAAGCTGGAACCCCGCTAGTGATCAAAATTTAGGTCAAGATACAGATGTTTTTGCTCCATATTCTACAACTGATTGGAATACAGATTCAAGCGTATTTGAATTAGTAAATGCTGGACAAACAGGAACTGATTTTGCGCGAGTTCATATCAAAACTTCTGGATATTATTTATTTAGCACTCAATTATATGCTTATGATTTAAAAAATAGTACGAATTTGTTTTTTAAATTATTTTCATCTGAAAACCAAACGGGTGGATTAGGGTTTTTAAGATATTTTATTGCAAAAAAACCAGCAACTATAGATACTCCAATTTTAACTTCAGAAGAACATTCTATTGTTATTAAAATTGATAATCCTGCTTATTACAATTGGGCTTTTGAAAGCGAAAGCACAAATCCCTACGCTTTGAGTAATCCCGGATCAGGAATGGCAACAATGCGTTTACAAATTACAAAAATAAAAGATATTTAATATGTTTGGAATTTTTAACAAATTAAATAATTATCAACTTTTAAGATATTCTAACGCAATGCAATTGCCTAGAAATTATCAAAAGAGTAATTACCCTAATCCCGGAAGCACTCAAATCGAAGAAGTGTGTTTTGAAAACATACCATACGATTTTTCAAATATTGGAAGATTTTATAATCCAGATACAAAAGAATTTTATGACTGAAAAATATATTGATACAGTTAATTTTGTAGCAAGCCAATCAGACCGTTGGATGTTTGTCGCTTTACTTGTAATAGGAATTATTGCTGTTGTAGTTTTATTTAAATATTTCACCGGAAGAATTGATCGAGTTGAGAAAAAAATGGATGCCGTGCAATGTGAATTCAACGCACATTTGAAAACTGCTAACAAGGAAATGCTTGAAGTGCTTTCAATTTCAAATCAGACAATTGGAAGAAACATGACGGTCCTTGATCGCATCGAAAGAAAGTTGGAACACATATGAAATTCTATTTGCTATTACTTGTTTTGCTGGGATCATCTTTTTTGACAGGATGCTCGACACTTGGTATTAGTTTTGAAACAGAATACGGAAGTTTTACATATGAACTTCCTCAACCGAAAGGAACAAAATGAAAATAGTTGAAATCGTATTAGAAAAATTAAGTGAAAACTCGACATGGCGCGGGTTAATCCTTGTCGCTATGGCACTTGGATTGAAATTAGAACCTGAACTTCAAGCCGCAATTTTGAGTGCAGGTTTAGGTTTGGTTGGCTTGATTAATGTGATTCGTAAAGGTAAATAATGGTTCCTCCTTCTAGACCCCAACAAAAGCGGGAAGTGTCCGAAAAGATTCTAGCGAAAGCTGGAGTAATGGATGCCGTTTCGTTGTTGGGAATCAGAGGGTACTATTCTAATACTTTTAGCCCAAAAGGTAACAATCGGGGGGTCTACGATGATGCCATTTTCATCGTTTCCGCCAACGCCTATGTTTCCTTTAACGCTAATACTGACCCTAGCGTTCACCGCAAGGGAATAGCCTCCCTCCTTCCCGGCCTTTATCGCTACAAGAAAGGCAGGCATGGCATTTCAAAGGGTCTGGGCTACCCTGCCCTTCGTCCAGCCACAAAAGGCGAAGCATTGCCCGTCTGGCGCGATGGCGAAGGTCAATCGCTTGGATACCACCTGAACATTCACCGGGGCGGAAACAACACAACTTCTTCTTTAGGTTGCCAAACCATCGTCCCGGCGCAATGGCAGGCTTTTATTTCGTTGGTCTATGAGGAAATGGACCGTTACGGACAAAAAACAATTCCTTATCTCTTAACAGAACAAAAATAATATGGGTTGCGATTGTAATAATACTCACTCCAATGTTTGCAGGCAGGACATTCCTTACCCACAGGTTTCGCACGAATCCGTTCCTAGCTTAATCGATAACCTCGTTCAATCCCTTTACGGAAATATTGTAAAAACTGTCAGTAATGGCAGAATTAAGTGGGACATACCATGCGACCCAAGCTATAACCCCGCAGAATTCCAAAATTTTCCAAGAAACCAAGGCGAAGGATTGCTTTGCTACATTTTACGCTTTTTTGAAGCTCAATACACCAATTCATTTTTGCAATGGAATTTGGGAGGAGACAACCAAACATATCAATTCTATCTTGAGGGTGCTTATGTTCCGTTTCCATCCAGTTATTTAGTTTATATTAACGGATCAGTTAGAATTCCAAACACAGAGTATACGCTTTTACCTGTTGAAAATGGATACGATTTAATTCTTAATTTTACACCTACCGTTAATGACATCATCACAGTCATTAGCTTGGGTAGTGCTTCTGGCTTGACAGGTGCTACAGGAATTCAAGGTTCTACTGGACCCGTTGGACCAGCAGGATTTGGATCGACTGGCGCAACTGGTCCCATTGGTCCTGCTGGTGGTCCTACTGGACCTGAAGGTGCAACCGGAGCAACTGGACCCGCTTCGCCTGCTGGTGGAATTCGTTGGGCATATCTTGGTGACAATTCACAACAAAATTTTGATATCACAGGAGCAATCTCGAATCTTTCTACCGCATTTCTTGTAACTGTAGATGGTGTGGTGCAAGACCCGCAAAGCTATTCTGTTTCTGGAAGCATTTTAACAACCGACACTCCAATACCTGCTGGTAGTGAAATAGTGATTGTTTCATTAAACGGAATTACAGGTGCGACTGGACCCGGAGGTGGTCCAACTGGACCTACCGGAGCAACCGGACCTGCATCTCCCGCTGGCGGAATTCGTTGGGCATACACAGGAAATGGTAGCCAAACTGTTTTTTCTGTTGTCGGCGCAACTTCAACGATGTCTACAGCATTTTTGGTTGCCATTTCTGGAATCGTCCAAGACCCACAAAATTACACTATTTCAGGCACAAACTTAACAATGTCTTCTCCTGTTCCAAATGGAACGGAAATTGTAATTGTTTCTTTGAATGGAGTCCAAGGCGCAACCGGAGCGGGTGCTACTGGGGCGACTGGCATTCAGGGTCCAACTGGACCAGCAGGTGGTCCAACCGGACCCGTGGGAGCTACAGGACTTAACGGAATCGATGGTATTAATGGATCAACTGGCGCAACCGGACCCGCAGGCGCAACAGGAGAAGATGGACAAAGAGGGCCAATTGGATTCCCCGGAATTCAGGGACCAGTTGGTGCGTCTGGCTTTCCCGGTGCAAATGGTGCTACAGGTTTGCAAGGCGCAACGGGAGCAACAGGAGCGGGTGCTACTGGGGCTACAGGGTTACAAGGATTAACTGGCGCAACCGGACCTATCGGAGGTATTGGAGCGACTGGCGCAGGAATTCAAGGAGCAACAGGCATTCAAGGCGCAACCGGACCATCAGGTGGTCCTACAGGAGCAACTGGACCTAGTGGCGTTGCCGGGGTTGCTGGACCTACAGGCGCAACAGGATTACGAGGACTAGGAGTAGCAAATGTTATTAAATTTAATGGTGCTTTACCAGATTTAGTTGCTACCGGAGCAACAATTGCATCAGGCCCAGCAGTAGGCGGCGGAACAAATGTGACAATTTTAAAAGCCGCACATGGATATTTTGCAAAAGATTGGATAACTTTTGGCAAGCCAACAGCATTAACAGGAGTCAATGCTGTATTAAATGGCACATGGCAAATTACATCTGCTGATTCTGGATCATTTACATTTAAAATACCGGGAACTCCATCTGGTCCATTGACAACTGCATGGGGAACTCCTAGAATAGCTAGATTAATTGTTCCTGATCCAAATTCTGCAAATCCTGCAATCAATCAAATACAAAAAGATGCTGACGGTGATTACTGGTTATTTTTTACTACAAATAAACAAAATACACGATATTGTGTTGTTGGAAGTGCTGTATATCCATTGATTAGCAATGCGGGTGCATACGGATTTGTTTGTCCGTTTGAAAATGCTATAAATTATGTTAGAATCAGAACAATTAATCAAGCAGGCACTCCAGTAATTTATCCAAACATTGATGTAATTATAACAGATTAACAATTAAATTTAAAGCTATATGCCATTAACTCGTATAACCAACAATGTAATTCGTGATGAAACAATTGTTAATTCTGATATTTCTCAAGTAGCGGAAATTGCCCCTTCAAAACTTGGCTCCGGTCAACTTCCTAGTGGAATAACTGCACTTGCAACAGGATCAACTACTGCAAGGTCTTTAAATAATCGTTTTGCTGATGTTGTAAATGTAAAAGATTTTGGTGCTACTGGATTAGGAACAGGAAATGACCGACAAGCTATCATCGATTCAATTGCAGCTTGTGGTATAAATTCATGTCTTTATTTCCCTCAAGGAACATATCAAGTAGATACCAGTAGCGATTCGTATATTCAAATTCCAACCTCTAAAACTGGACTTACAATTTTAGGAAATGGCGCAGAAATAGTTTCTTCAAATCCTTCTACTCCAACATTGTTTAGAATCGATGCCAATGATGTTACAATTAATTCATTGCAATTTGATGGAGGTTTTGTTTCAGGAACAACTCCGTTTTTAAATCCTGATCCGAACGATTCCGACATTGTAAAACTTTTTGGTCAAAGAACAACTATTACAAATTGTAGATTTTCTAATATTGCAACTAGAGCAATTGTTTCTAGAGATGGAGTTGGATTAGTTAAAAGTGGTGGTCATAAAATAAACAATTGTTACTTTAATAATTGTTATTCATCCATCATTATTTTATCTACAAATAACGATGGCAACACTAATGGATTGTCTGATTATCACATCACAAACAATACAATAGTAAACAACGGATTTATAGACAATCAAACTTATCCAAGAGGAATTGGGTTTGGAGTGTTTGCTGGATGTCCCGGTATTCGTAGGTTTACAATAACTGGAAATCATTTAATAGATGCTGGTGATTTAGGAATTGAAATATTTGGATCAAATCATAGAACAGGAGTAATATCTAATAATCTTATTGAATGCACAGCAGGTTTTAATGGTGTAACCAAGATGGGTGTATCGTTGGGTGGAGGTGATGATATATCGTTTACTGGTAATACTGTTCGCGGAGCGCAATATATGCAATTAGAGATTGCCCAATCGCAAAACATTGTAGTTACTGGAAATTTATTGGATTGCAAGCGATCTGATGGAACATATCCAACTGGATCAAATAAGAATTGTATTCAAATAAGCAACCAAGCAACGGATACTTGCGACAATTTAACAATTACTGGAAACAATTTAGTAAATTGTATAACAGCTTTATTTACAAATGCTAGTGAATGCAATAATGTTGTTATTGATGGAAATTTTATTTTTGCAGATTCAACTGGCGTTTCATCTAATCCATTAAATAATGTATTTGCTACAAGTGGAAATAGAAATAATTGGATTATATCTAATAATTTAATTAGAACACAAGGAACAACAATTTATCGGATATTTGGTGATAACGGAAATCCTTTAACTTGTAGAATTATTGGAAATACATTTGTTGGACAATCCGAAGATACTGCAATAGGTTTTGGAAATAATGGATGGTTAGATATTCAGGGGAATAATTTTAGGGACTTTATTGCATCAACCGCAAATCCCGGCGGAACATTTATTAACACAGCAAATGTAATAAATGTATCATATCGAAACAATTTGTCTTCAGATTACAATGCATTAAATAAATGGATTCCTGATACAGAAATACCAATTCAAGAACAAATCAGAAATCGTTGGTGGATTAAAGAATTTGATATTTCTAAAAAAACTCCTGTTGTTGGAAATAGCGGTTCTCCTTGGAATAATTGGGCGGCACAACCTAACTTGTGCCATGAAGATTGGTTAGTTGATCTTGGAGCGTCAAGTGCCGCAGGATGGACTAGGGCAGGATTGAACAATTTTCTTTACCCTTCAGGATCAGCACCAGCAACAATTGCTTCAACTCCATTTACATTTAATACATTTGCATATTTACCAACAGAAGGTCTTTCAACAACAATTATTTGGGGGGCGCAATTAAATGAAACTGGCGGTGCTTTGACAGCAAGAGGAATTAGATTGACTGCGAATACAACGGTTGGAGGCACTATGTATAATTGGGTTCTTGGAATTCATAATGGAGTATCTGAACAAACAGAAACTTGGACAACTCCATATACAATTAGAAATATTGTATTGCAATGGGTTCCTACAAGCATATCAAACATTCCTCAAGCTGGAAGCAAGTTATATGTATGGATGGGAACAGATTCTGGTCTATTAACTTTGGTTGGCACATTAACGCTTGCTGTAAATTTTAATAGTGCAGTTTTTGCTGGAGGAGCATTTGCCGCAATTGGTCACTCTGCTGTAACAAGTCCCGGATTTACTTCAAGATGGGGACTTGCAGGAATGAAGTATTATACAAATTAAAATTGATATTCCATACAAAATTTTAGAAAAAAATATCTATGCCACTAACTCTAGTAACTTCTAATGTAATTGAAAACGGCACAATCATCGATGCCGACATCTCCGCTTCAGCCGCAATTGCACCAAGCAAAATGGGTGCTGGTCAACTTGCATCAGGAACCACTTTATCTGCAATTCCGGGACTGCAATCATATTACATTTCACCAAGAACTGATGGAATAGCGGGGAAAGGAACTGCTGACGATCCATTTGATGGTTCTACTGCAACTAAATTTGGAAACTTAATTAAAAATGTTATTCCTGCTGATTCCACAGTTCATTTAATGGAGGGGATATTTGAAGTATTTGTCGATTTTGATCAATACGCCCCGAACAACACAAATAACTGGAAAAACAGAGTAAATGTTATTGGAGAAGGAATAGATAAAACAATTTTAAGAGTTATTGGTCGAGCCGCAGGAAATGGGCAAGCACCAATAAATATTTATGGTGATAATGTTGTTATTAGAGATTTAACAATTGATTGTAATTTTCAAGCAACGCGAGATATTGCGGCTTTAGGAATTGCAATAAATATTTATGGCAACAATGCAACAATCCAAAATGTTAAAGCTATAAATTTTGGAGGTGCTGGTGCAGGACAAGCATTGGCAGAATGTTTTGTTTTTGTTGTTAGCGGGGATAATGTTTTGTGTGAAAACTGTGTCGCAACAAATCCACAACCGAATAGCACGGGGTCTGTATATGTTTCTGTTTGTCTTTTTGGGTGGGTTACTTTGGGTTATATCGATAGCAAATCGATGCGGTCAGGCGTAAGTTCAATTGTTCGCGGCTTGAAAGCATTCGGAACTCCAGATCGATCAATTTATAGTTCTTATACTTTTCAACCAAGTGGTCCGATGACTCTTGTAGAAGGATGTCACTTTAAACACG